GGGTAAGGGAGACTCCTTTCAAGGAAGCTCCCGAGTTCAAGTGCATGATGCCGAGAACGGACGGAGACTTCCGAAGATTTTCGTTTCTTTTTTATACAACTGGGGTGATCGCCGTCCATTTCCTCACCAACCTTCCTTGAAACAAATAAATTAACGGTCATTCCTACCCAATATTACCATGAAACCTCAAGAAGTCAAGTCTGAAGAGCGCAGACTATGTGCCAAGATATTCAAGGTGAGAAATTTTCCCTTAAACCTTGTAAAATATATGGAATATCGGTATACTACACTACTAGATAAAGTCACCGACATAACTCAATGCTCACTAGGGTTATAGACTACGATTAACTATAACAAATATTTACTTCCGATAATTTATACTTATCGGAACTTATAGTAATTTTGTATATCTTTGTCTATGTTTGTATTATAACACAAGTAACGACGCGGCATTATCGGTACATTCTTCGATTTTTATGTTCATGCTTGTTTATGGTTATTTATGCTTGTTTTTAGACTTGCGGCGGCAAAATGGCGGCAAAATATGATAAGCCCTGATAGCTTGTAGTGAGCTCTCAGGGCTTATCTTCATTTATTTGCTTCCATTTCTTTGCAAAGCGCGCGGATTTTTTCCTGCATCCGCGCTTCGTCTTCCGTCAAAGGGATGTCAATTTCCGGAAGATTGAAAAATGCGTCGTACAAAGGATCCCCAGTCTTCGGGAGATCCTTTTTCGCCTCCTCAATCACCTCACGTACTCGCTTTTCCCTAGCCTGTCCAATGGCTATATATTCTTCAAGGAAAGCCTTCGCGTCGGCTTCTGTTGCCGGCGCCTCGCCGATATACCATTTCCCGCCTGTCTTGCTTGCCTCACAAAGATGATACCCGGGCAGCCGCAACAGCCCATCAAAACCACCATGAAAATCAATCCAGCACCATTCGCTTTCTGGGGCAACTTCTCTCGCAAACTTCACTGCTTTCTCAATAGACTGGAATGATTCGTTCCATCCCTCATTGCAGGCTCCGTAGTGTACAACAAATTCTACCATTTTAATTCCCCCCATGATTCCATCTATATCCCGCGTTTTTAACCGTTGTAATTATGATTTTGTTTTTTGGTGATTTCACTTCTACATAACCATCTAGGATGCTAATTTCGGTAACATCTCTTGTTGCCTCATCCCTAGGATAAATCGTCGCCGCTTTTTTCGCTTCGGACTCCAATCCGACCCATCTTTTCCATTTTTTTGTTACTGCCCCAGCGTCTCAATCAGCTTGAGGCGCTGACCTGTGTCCATGGATTCAATCTTCGCCGCGAGGGTTTCGCGCTCTTGTTGCGTCCCTGCCTCAACGTCAATGACGTCGATGTGCAGGCCGCGCACCTTGCGGCGATCCACGGCGCCGCGAAGTGCCGATCTGAGTATGGCCATCTCTTCTGGCGCGAGATCGGGAATTATCTCAAGGTCGAGCAGTATATTATACCGCTCGACAATCTGATTAAGTCTCCCTGAAAAATTCCCCCCCGACTCTCTCATTTTGTCCGCGAGGGCTTCGGTCGAAGCCCCCATGGAAATCATTTTTTTTGCCATTTACTTTCCCTCTTTCATGAACCTTTATCTTGATTTCATTATATAAAAGAGGTCCCGAAGCCGTAGCCTCGGGATTCTTTTTATAGGGTCTCTTATTTCGCCCCCTTCTCAATCTCCATCCACATCAAGGCAAGTTCCTTTTTCGTGCGATCCCTGTTGTCAATCCAGAACTTCGCTTCCGTCTGGCCTTTCAACCAGTTTGTGAATCGGGCAACTCTCTCGTCAGCCGCTACCGCTTCCGCCGCCGAAGCCTTTCCGACCTTCTTTGCAGCGTTGTCCATCTCCTCGAAGCGGTCTGCCCTGAGCTTCTCCGCCCAAGCAATCTGCTTCGGCGTGCCGGTGAGCTCCGGCAGTTCCCATGCCGCAGTCTTTTCGGCGGCCGCTGCCGCCTGCTGCGTTTTGTAGCACTCGGAGCATACACCGTGCTTTTCGAAGTACGCGATTTTCCTCTCACGATCGGCACTCTTTCCGAAGAGCTCGACCGTTTCCTCATGTCCGCAACTAAACTTCACATCGTATTTCGCCATTTTGTTTTTCCTCCTTCTGCCTGTCCAAACCCTTACCTTGATTATATTATATCATCTATATATATCTTTGTCAATTTTTTTATATAATATTTTTGATTTAATATATAAAATTATTTATTATGATATATAAAAAACACGCCCCAAAGCCGAAGCCTTGGAGCGTGCCTCCTCAATATCCTCTTTTATCCTGCCGTCTTGATCGTCGGCGCGAGCGTCTTGGTCAGCACCATCTTGACCAGCCACACCGTGCCCTGCATGACCGTCGGCAGGACGATGGCATCGCGCCAGTAGCACCAGCCGCGCTCATCTTTTGCCTGCTCCTGTATCGTCGTGACGAACTTATTGACCGCATCCTCGATCGGCGGCAGCATCTCGCTCACGATGCTCGCCGACACGCGCTGCTTGATCTCCTCCGTCACATTGTCAATATGCAGCTCACGCACAATGTTGTCCCTGATGTCCGTCCACTTGCTCATAAAGATGTCCTCCTTTAATTGTTAATCCGATGTAGCAAACACAAACGCATACCAGAGCGCCATGACTGCCCTTGGGCAGACCGTCGCTCCCCTGCGCTTATCCCAGGCGACGACGATGCGCCGCCCATACCTGTGTGCCCGCAGCAGCTCACCCTCTGCAGGCGTATCTATTGACCAACCTTGGTGCGGCTCGGACAGCCATGCGGCAAAATCCTGCATAGCATCCAGCCGCACGAGGTTTCGCCACTCGGTCTGCTCGGGCGGCTCTCGTGCCTCCTTTTTCGCTCGTCGCCTCACAGCATCTGCTCGTAGTCCGTCACACCTCGCGCGATGGCACGCGCGAAGTCGTCCTGATTGTCACGCAGCAGCGCGGCATCGTCGACGTTGTCAATAAAGGCCAGCTCGACGAGCACGGCGGGCATGTCGGTGTGCTTGAGGACATAGAGTCCGGGGCGATCCTTGAGCCCGCGATCTGTAGTGTCAATACTGTCCACGATCTGGCGCTGGATGCAGTTGCCGAGCTGACCGCTGCGTGTGCTACCGGGATAAACACAGGTCTCCGTGCCGTTCGCATTTCCATTAAAGGCATTGCAGTGAATCGACACGAAGATGTCCGCTTCGCTCTTGTTGGCCGCGCTTGTGATCGCATAGAGGCTGTCGTCCTGCATGTTGCCGACGACCTCGACGCCCGCCTCTACAAGATAGTGCTCCACGAGATCAGCGATGCTTTTCGCCACGTCGCATTCGCGGAGACCGCAGCCGCAAGCACCCGGATCGGGATTACCGTCTGGCGCATGACCAGGATTCAAAAATACTTTCATTCGGTTCTCTCCTCCTTCTTTTCGTCCGGCTTGTCGCCGTGTCTCTCCGCGACCGCCACCCGTCCCATGTAGCCGACGAGACCGATCACGATGTCGCTCCTCAATCTGTCCATCTCTCCCGCCACGCCAAAGACAGGCAGCAGGATGGACAAAATAAGCGCGAGGACAAGCCCCGCGCCGATAATTAAATCCGGCGTAAATCTCACGACAGATGCAGCCTCCTTTCATTGTTTGTGACGCGCTCCTCCAACATGTTGAGGCGATACGTGTTATTCTTGGCACGATCCTCCACCTTTTGGATATGCACGCGAAGCTCTTGCAGCATCTCCTTCGTCGTGTCTATCGAGGTATACAGCCTGTCTACGGATTTCGTTAATTTCACGACATTGTTGTCCATGGGCTTCAAGTAGAGCCTCATGACGAATCCCAGCCCTCCCGCAACAATCGCCGTGCCCGCAAGCGTTTCTCCCAGCTCCACTACCATGGGCATCTCGCTCCTCCTTTCTGTGTCAGGGATGTTTCGCGGCAATGCGGCGGTCAACTTCGGCAAGCAGCTGGTCGAGCGTCATGCCGCCGAGTTTGTCTGCGTTATCGGCTGTACCGCGTAAAGTTCCTTCAAATCCGGCATCGCAACGTATTCTCCCGGACGTATAGATATTTTTACCGTTCCATGCCTTTATCCATATGTTGTCTTCCATGAACCAGCCGCCGCCGTATTTTTGCCAGTGAATGCCGTTTCTTTCACCGTTTACCCTGAACCAATCATTTGTATATATACTAAATGCCGCCAAATCTTTTGGAAAGCCCGCACTACCGTTGCTATGCAAATACACCTCATCCGCCCACACGCCGCCTTGATACCGCATTACCTTCCCCTCGTCGAGCCAAACGCGCCAGCCGTCGCGCGGCGCTACGATGAGCCAGACGCCCGTGAAGAAGCCCGCGAGATGCTTCGCCTTTCCCTCCCATGCGCCCGCAGGCGCGTCGCCGATGATGTACATGTCTCCCTCGGCGGGGCTTTCGGGCGGCGTGTTCGCTATGCCCTTCGCCGTTGCCTGCACGAGCATATCCAGCACGTTGAGGTCTTCGTTGATTGTGACCTCCTTCTGCGCTTGGCTTGCAACGATGTACTTCAGCTTCAAGTTCCTTGTTCGATCCATCAGACAATCTCCTCTCTCGGTATGCCGCGCCCGCGCGTCTCGCTCATCTGGTAGACGCGCACGCGTACGGCACTCTGCACGCCGCCGAAGTCTGTCGTCTGCTGCTGCGCCGTATAGACAGCAGACGGCGCAGATACGGCGAGCGTACGTATCTCGTTGCCGTCCTTGACGATGCAGCATTCATAACGCTCTGCTGACTCATTGAGCGGCACGTCGACGCAGTCCTTCATATCACCGTAGCCGCGTGTCCGCCGCACCCATGTAAGCGTCAGATCTCCGTTCGCCGCACGCCGTCCCTCAAGATGGCAGGGGGAAAGCGGCACGCTTGCGTTTGCATAAAGTGCGACGGTTGTCTGCTGATAACTCCCGTGCAGGAGATCATAGCTTGCGGATCCGTAGCGGTAGACGTATGGCTTAAACCAATCGGCGCTCGTGGTTGCAATCTTTTCCACGCTGTCCGCATGGATGCGAACAAACCGCTCGCCCGGCGCATGAGCGCCGATATAGTGCTCCGTGCCGAACCGCCCGCGCAAAAGCCCTGACAGCCGATATGTGTCCTCTGCAATCAGCACCGCCGAGCGGTACTGCACAAGCTCGTTGCCGATGATGCAGAGGTTCGCGCCATTGAGCACGTCAATTTCCTGTCGGCTTTCCAGCGTCCCGCTGATGAGGCGCACATCGACGCTGCTGCGCTCGTCCCACGTGTACGATGCGCCCGCGCCGAGGGCGGATAGTGCATCGCCGATGACGCCGCCCCGAATGTCCGCTTTAACGAGAGCGAACGACACGCCGTTATCGACACTCCGATAGAGATTCGCGCCGTAGTAGATCTTGGACGCGGCGGCGATGAGCACGATCCCATCTCCTCCGACGCTCGGAATCGTCGCCGTGTCAAGAACCTCCATACGCACGGGCGTCGGCGCGGGCGGCTTGATTTCCTTGCCTGCCGTGTTCAGGTCGCGAGCGACGACGGCAAACGTCTGTTCATGTATCAGGTTCGCTGTGACTTCGTTGAGTCCCGGCAGCCCATAGCTGACATTTGATACCATAGCCTTGACGCTTCGCCCGTTGTAGGGCAAAGCAATGATTGTGCCCGCCTGCACCGTCGCATATTTTGTAGAGAGCTTGAAGGAAAACGATGTGCGGTTCGCCCAGCACTCCTTCATGCGCTGCTCCGTAACGGCGACCGCCTCGCTGTCACGAAGTATGAGACTCGTGTCCAGAGATATTTCATTGATTCCGTGCGCGACAGTCTTCGTATATGACGCCGTGCCATCTTGATAGTCACGCTCTTTTGAGATGTATGCCAGCTTGACCGTCTTGGGCAGATCGATCTCGGGCGTGCGCACGACAGTGAGCGCGGAATCCTCGGATTCCCCCTCTGCTGCTCCCAAGTCATCGGCATCTACCGTGACGATGTTTCCCGTGCCGCGCTTCCGGAAAATGATGCTGCCATCATACTCGAAGCCGTCGAAGGGAAATACCGTCTGCAGAGCCTCTATCTGACTGCGAAGCGTTTTGTCTCCCGCAACGGTGAATCCTTCCACACGCATGTCCTGCAAGCCCTGCATCTTGAGTTTCGCCGCGTCAATGCCCGCCGTGACCGACACGTTCTTGATGATGTTCTCGACGCGGTCCTCCTCAAACTCCACCTCGAAGGTAAGCGATGGTATGCGATTGCCGAATTTGCCGACATCGAGATTCTTGACGACGATGTAGGCGAGACCGCGATAAGCAGGAACATTTCCCTCGCCCTCGATGCCGACCATGAAAGGGTCAGGCTGTTGTTCTTCGTCTCCCAAATACACCGTATAATCCAGTGGAACGTCATCGCCCGATAGCTTGATCTCTGCGCCATCTGCCCAGACACGACGGACGCCTTTAATCGGACCCGTGCAAATCGCCGTTGCAAACGAAACGCTGTAGCTGTAAGTCGTCGTAGTGATGGTGCCGCCGCCACCGCCGCCCTTGCCACCGACACGCTGTGAACTCGTATGGACATGCTCAGTGAACTTCGTGCCCCAGATGATGTTGCCTGCAATACGCACCTTGCCATACCCTGAAACAATCGGCGCCCCCATGCTCGCGGTCTGCATCTGCAGGTCGCTGTGCTTGCCGATTTCTTGATGAGAGTTGATTCTTGCGCCAAAGATACGCTGATCCAGCATACCGCCGATAAGCCCTGCCATTCCAAACCAGAACGCATTTGCGCCAAGTGAAGACGCAACCACCGGCAGAAGAATCGAAGCCATCAGTCCGCCTCCTTGAAGCGAAACGCAAAGCGCGTCATCTGCTTCCATTCGTCGTTGTATGACGTTTCCACGACGCGCCCGACGTCCATGTAGGAGTGGATGATGGTTCCAGCGTCTGTAAGTATGGCAAGGTGGTGCGCGGGGAAGCGTTTGCGAAATCCGAAGAGCAGAATATCCCCCGCTCCCGCCTGCTTAATCGGGATCTCCTTGAGGTATTTCCTGCATTCTCGATAAAGTTTTTCGTCTTCTTTGAATAAATGCCATGTGGCAGGATAGTCATAGTCCCCCTCGAAGGCATCTCCCGTCAGATGCTCGTGCACGCCGCGCACAAGCCCCACGCAGTCGCATGCCACGCCACGCACGCACGCCTGATGAATCCACTTGCAGCCCACCCAACGGCGAGCTTCTTTCACGATGTCCTCCCGCGTCATGTCCGTCACTCCTCTCACGTCTGAAAATCGAAACTGCGCATCCTGACCGACTGCCCCTCCGGCACGATGTTGCCGCCCGTCTTGATGGGATATCCAACGGCATAGTCATTGCCCGGGATATACGGCTCGCCGCGAAAATTGACGAAATTATGAAAGCGTTTCTTGCATGTGATCGCCTCGCCGTTGCAGCCGGGAGCGATTCTGAATGTGTCACCGACGACAATCTCCTGCATCGGTGGCAGAAAGAAGCGAACTTGTCCGTTACGCGCACGAGACTGCTCCACCTCATGGGACGCACCCTTGTTCAGCCCCGACAAGAAAGTCAGTACGCCGTAGGTGAAGAAATCGTCCGCGCGTGAAACGTCCGTGAAGATGGAGCCGTCCTCGCGAACGGAGGTCACTTTGCCGTTCACGGTGTCATTCGCCACGTTGTACCTGCATCGGGCGTCGCCAAACTGCGCCCTGCATTTCCTTTGGTACGTCCTGCCGATCTGCTGCTGATAGGCGTCCATGATGCCCCGAATCTCCGCCTTGAACGCTGTCTTTCCCGCCGTAACCTTGCCGATCGTTCCCTCGCGCAGGATGAAGCGATCCTCCGTATTTTCGTAGTCGCAGATGAAGATGCGAATCTTGGCGTTGTCGTATACGCCAAGGAAGATGTCTTCCTCCGTGATGCGCTCACTGGAAATCATGCCGTCCACATCGAGATTGTCCGTTGACATATCATTCGCGGACGATACCGCCGTCGGCGCAAATCCCGTGCAGGATTCGTATGTCTCGCCGTCGACCGTGAGGTTGATGTCGCAAGATGTGAACCCCATGACTTTCCCGTTGGCGAGTTCGAGCCGCCAGCACCATGCGAGAGTCGTCACCTCGTGCTCCAAGAATCCCCCTACCACGGGAAACCGATGGACTTCATACCAATCATCCCTTTCCACTTTCGACCAGCGATGCCATAAGCGATTGGATTCCGCGTAGTCGCTGCATATTTCGACCTCGTTCTGCTCGCGCATGATCCATCCCGAATCCACTGCCGGAATATCTCTAAAAAATGGATTGTCGGGCTTTATGTGCCGCTCCCACTCGTCGGACTTCACGAGATATGGCGGCAGAACATTATCAAGCATAATGTTCGCTGACCATGACATATAGCCCTCGGCGTAGCACTCCTGTGCAATTTGTTCGCGCAGGTCGTCCCCCTCGGAATCATCCGCGCAGTAGTTGAGCGCCAATACATCAAAAGTATGCTTCTTGCGCAGTTCGCGCAGCTGCGCTTTGATTTCTTCATTGTAAGCTACCGTATCGGGATCTGTGAGCTTGTAATATTTCTTTGTCTCCCAGTCGTACTCCGAAATAAACGTCTCGAACATGACGTAAGAGCACGAAGCGATAATGTCCGCCATAATGGAGAAGCCTCGATTCGCCAGGAAATGCTTGTGCGGGTACTCCGCTTTCAGTTCGTTGATCATCCGTGCCATACCCTGTTGGAATGCTTTGGACGGGTACACGTCGACCGTATCGAGCGTGTCCATAAATACGCCGTCCGCCCCCATTCCTACCACATGATAGGAAACGGTAATCTCCTTGTCGAGATCACCGAATGCCTCAACATCTTCCTTTTCCACTTGGAACGCGCCCGTAGTAGGATCGAAATTGTACGCAAGGCTGCGATATTCGCGCCCGTCAGCAGAGTAGAGATGCACAGGCTCATCCTTGTCGATGGGATATTCTGAAGAGCGGAAGATATAGCTTGTCCCCACGAGTTCGGACGTATATGGCTTCAGCTTGACTTTTTCCGTGACGAGCTTCGGCAGGCCGAACACGCGCCGCAGGTAAAAGGTGGATAGCTTCTCCTTCCAACGCGGCGCAAGCGGGTTGATATAAGAGCTTCCCCAGATGCCGTTCTGGTCTGGAAAGTCCGGCGTCGTGTAATTGAGATCCTGTCCCCAGCCGTCATGGTGCTTGTAATGTGGGCATCCTCCATGATACGGCGCATATTTCGGACATTTCGCATTGGTGCAGGCCTCATCGCCCGTGCGTTTCCAATACGTTTTCTTTGTATATCCTCCGCCGCATTTGCCGCCGCTCTCCCATGTCGTGTAGCCCATGCGCGTGTCATGACGGCAGACGCGCGTGCAGCATCCCGTCCCTGTAAAATAATGCACGTCTCCCAGCAGGCATCTCTTCTCGCCCGCATCAATCAGCCCGTCGTGCAGGCATTGATTCAGCTCGGCATAGCCGTTGCCGCCCTTGTTGTAATAAGAGGCGTAGCCGCCGACTCCCTTGCCGTCGTCCGTATGCGGACGATTGCCGGATTTTACATCCCACGGATCGATGAGGACGCCATCCTCCTCACCAAAGGACACGTAACCAAAGACCTTGATCCCCATGCGCTGCCACTCTGCGACTTCTTTGCGCGTGACCGTGCCCGGGTCGACGATGACAAGGTCATAATATTTGAGGTTCTCGTGATGCTTGTCGCTGTAGTTGAGCGCGAACGTCGGGTAGCGGCGCATGACGCGGATCTCCCGCGCCCCTTTATTCCTGCGTGGGATACGATCATCGCTTCGCAGAACATTCGTCACCTCTGCACTATATACAGGGTATGGACCTCCCATGACGCACGTCAGCGCTTCCACGCCGAACGGCTTGATGTAGTCGAACGTCATGCGGATGGGAATTCGCTCGCTTTTCTGCAGATACGATATGGATTCTTTCAAAAAAATGCCGATGAATGAAAATCCCTGTTCCTTGCTCTTGCTCTCAAGATAAAAACGTACAATCTTTTCCCCAGGACGCAAAGATTGGAGGGAAATCGTTTTGGCGGGAGTCCCTTCGTGCATCGTCCATCGTCCGACAGGGATGCCGTCAATCTCAGCAGCGACAGTCGGCGCGCCCCACCAGTCATAAGCCTCGATCGTCACACTTCTAGAATTCGTACGAAAGCTGAAGCCGTTTCCTGCTGTTTCCGTCAGAGCCTCGAAAAACATCTTCCTCTGAGAATCCTTGTGCTCATTGAATATCCACTCCCCTGTAAATTCAAGGCGTTTATCGTCCACCTGAAGCCTGCGATCCTCTTCCTGCGTCGGATAGCCATCGCTAGGCTTCATCCCATATTCTGCCGACAGTCGGATGGATAAATCCGTCGCGTCCTCATATCCTCTGCCGTCCACAGAAATGAGAAGCGGCTGCTGCTCTCCTGCAGCAAGCTGTGCGATGACGTACGGCTGCGCAAATGGCTTGCCATTCACGCGATTGAGGCACCGCTTGGGAATGTCCAGAACAATATTGCGTGCCACATATTTTGACATGTTGACGAGACGAATGGTCGCCTGATTGTGCGGCAGCGTCTCTCGTGCGTGGTAGCCGCGAATAACAAGCATATCGGCCTCGTACTTCCGAACTTTCGCGCCGCCGAGCAGAAAATAGACGCCAGGCTTGTTGTCCGCCAGAATCTCACAGGAATGCGTCCCGTCGCTCAACCCCTCTGCAACTGCAACATCGTGGTATTGCATCATCGCCCCATCGCCAAAAGCGTAGTGGTCGAGGTCGCAGTCCAGCTCATCTACGGCGCCGTATGCGCCAATCTCCGACGGCTTCTTCCCGTCAATGAGAATAGCCGCCTTACCCTGTGAGCTGTCCAGCATGAGACGAATCGTCAGATTCGTGCCCGTAAAAGAAAAAGACGCCTTTCCCTTGATGCAGTAGTGGCGAGGCTCCCTCTCTTCCTTCGTCATGACCTCGTATCCTTCGTCGAAGAACCACGAGCCTTTTATCTTCTCGTGCGTGACAGGATGCACATAGTTCTCTTCATAGGCGAAATCCGTCGCAGGGATATAAGTTTCCTTGAGATTCCTGTAGTTGAGTCCCGCATACGCTTGATGGGTGTAGATTTGCAAAAAGCCCGACGGCTCAATCCGTTCCGACATCAGCCAACGCCCTCCCTAAGCTCGATGAGCGGGATGCTCGACCACATGAAATGGTCGCCCTCCTGCAGGTTGACGTCCATGTGATCCGTATCAAAGCGCACGGGCACATCAAATTCGCAGGTGCAATAGATGCCCCTGCCAGCTGGCGGCGGCTTTTTGAATCGCACGACGCCGGAGGTGTAGTCGACCGTCCACCCCTGTGCAGGCGTAGAATCTAGATAAATCTGCGCGGTGTCACTCACGGGCTTTCGGATTTTTCGCACGGTCGAAAAGCCGCCGCTCGTATACGTTTTGATGATCTGGAAGCGATTCTTCGCGCCGTCACCGACGGCGATCAGCTCGCGGTCGAGGCGGTAATCCGACCAGTCCTTATAGCGAAATCCGAAGCCGCGCCCCTTGCGTGCATGGAAGAACTCGATGACCTTCGCCATCTGCGCTGCCGTCTTGACGCCGAGCGCCGCATTGTACTTGCAGCGCGGCTGCGTGTAGTTGACGTTGCGCTGCTCGCTGCCGTTTTTCATCGTCACAATGTCTGTCGAGTAGGCGGGACCGCCCGAACTCGCATACGATATATCCTCCGGGAATCTGACCTCGTGAAAAGCAATCGCCATTTCAGCCCCTCCTTACGTTTATGAGAATCGTTGCCCTGCCGTGACCGCGCGGCGCACGCTCGCCGCAATCTGCGCTTCCGAACGGCGGAAGCTCGTCACATCGGGCGTCTGTACGATGACCTGGATCGGACGCGCAGATTCTTTCTGCCCTGCAAGCCCCAGCTTCTCCATATGTCCGCGCGTGAGTGGAATAACAGCTTCGCGGTAGCCCTTCTCGCCAATCAGACCGAGCGTCGGCGCAGTGACGATGCCGCCGTCCGCAAATTTGTACGGGCCGCCCGCCAGGTGAAAATCCTCCATAGGGCTTTTCCAACCAACCGACGATAACCCTGCAAGCGGCGCAGCTGCAGGGGCAGCCGTAGGCGCAGAAGATACCCTTCCTCCGAAAATGCCGCCGAGCGCACCACCAAACAAACTGCCTACGATATTTGCCGCCATGCGCTGTGCCGCAATCTGTACAATCATCTGAATCACGCTTTTGCCGAAATCCGCTATGGCTTCTTTCGCCGATTTCGTTCCCATGATGACATCTTCAAAAGATTTTGCCATCGTGCTGTTCATTGTGCTCATGGCAGTCGCCATTTGCGAATAGACGCTTTCATGCGCGTCATTCCAAATGTCTACATAGGCTCTTGCAAGTTCCTGCTGTCCCTTGAGGTCGAGCGTTTCTTGCGCCGCCGCCTTTCCCTTCGGACTTCCGAGATGGGCGACGAGTTCGGCGACCTTGCCTTCACTCTGTAAATAGCTGATATACTCCTCATGCGCTTTCTTCAAGTCTTGCCGGCGCTTCTCTTCGGCCTCGGAAAGTTTGGCATAATACCATTCCGACACCGCTGCCTTGGACTGCCAATCCTTCTTGTCACGCATGACTTCCTTTTCTTTTTCTTTGCGCTCTTCCTCAATTCTGCGCACAGTAGCCTCATATTCTGCTTCTGCCATGGCTTCGTAATCGTGCAGTACCTCAGCGTTCGTGCGCTTGGCTTCGTCCTTCACCTGCGCCAATGCCGCCTGCTGTTTTTCCGATGCCTGCCGCGCCATGGCTTCGGCGTACTCGTCAAGTTCCTTGTTCAAGATGTCAACGGTCTTTTGCGATACGCCCGACTCCTTGATCTTGTTGATCTGCTGTCGCTTGTCCTGTACGTCCTGCTGGATTTTCTGGACATCCTGCATATACGACGTATCTTCCAAGCTGCTGACGCCGTTCGCCATAGTCTGAAAGAGGCTCACGGCATCCTTCTTCCCCTGTTCGAGCTTCCTCGCCGCTTCCTGCGCCTGCCTTGCCGCTTCGGCTTCCTCGCGCGTGCCGCTTCGACTCTCCGTCACGGTGCGCCCGCCCGTCGCTTCGGCAAGAGAACCGTAGCCCTGCACCGCCCCGAAGTAGCTCTCTGCCTCGTCCATGGAAATGGTCTGCACGCCGCCCGAAGACTGCCTGCTGTTGACCATGCCATCGCCCATGTAGATGCCGAAGTGCCCTCCGAAACTCACGAGGTCGCCGACTTCCGGCTCGTAGCCGCTGCCCGCACTGTGGTATGCGCCCGCCGCACGGAATGCATCGTCATTGATGATGCCCTGCGTACTCTGGCCGCCGATACTGTCAATGCCCGCTTCCGCGTAGATGTTCGCCGTGTAGCTGTCGCACTGAATCCTAGCGTCAGGCGTGATGTTCCCCATCCACTGCTCGCCCTGCGGATGACTTGCCGCGATGTCCGCCGCAAGCTCGCCGATTGCACGCTCCACATTATATTTCGTCGGCGCGGGAGCGGCTTTTTCCCTTGCTGCGGCGGCGCTTTCGCCACCGCCGCCACTCGCATTAAGAGCATCCCGCAGCTCCTTTTCCAGCCGCTCCATATCTTCTTTGTTTTTATTCTGTGTTTGGCGCTCCAACTCTGCTTGCGCTTCGGGGTCGCTGCTGTGCAGCCATTTTTCGTATGCCGCCGCTTCCGATTCGGGCGTTTCATGTTTTCTCTCAACCCTCTGTTTTTCCAGTTCTATGGCTGTTCTTCCTGTCGCCATTTCACCTTTATGCGTTTCATCGGTCACATAGGAGTTCGTGTATTCCGCTTCCACACTCTCAGCAGTAGAGCCGTTTCTGTAGAATCTGCCGTCCCTTTCTATGTATTCCACGCCATCAAGATGATATGTATGTGCGTCTTTCTCCGCTTGCTGCGCCCGCCCGTACTCGCTGAGCTTGTACGTCGCATAACCGATTGCCGCCGCGACGCCGAGCCAGCCGCCCGCAAGGGCAAAGACAGCGGAAGTCGCGCTTTTCACCATGCTCGTCGCCGTTCCCATCGCGCGGACAGTCGTCGTGCCCGCGCCCATTGCCGCTGTTCCTGCCGCCGTATGAGCGGCCGCGACTCCCCCTACAGCTCCCGCTTCCACGCGTGCCGCAGCCGCACTCGCCTCATGCGCGGCGACACTCTGCGTTCCTGCTTTCACAGCGGCACCGCCCGCCGCAGTAGACGCTTCCGCGAGACGGACTTCCGCGCCCGCGGCTTCCATCGTGGACGTGATGCGGGCTTCGTTCGACAGAATCGCGCGCTCGTTCGCCAGTACGGAAGCGCCTGCGCTTTCCTGCGCCGCCGCTCCTTTGGCACGCTCCGAAGCAATCACGGCTTCATTCGCGGCAACGACTCTTGACGTGCTTCCGACGATCTCGGCATGATTCCCAACCATCTGCGCCGTCGTGTTCGCCGATGCCACGCGCACCGTCTGTATCGCCGCGACCTGTGCCTCTGCACTCCGAGCAGCTTGCAGATTGATTTTCCCGTACATCTCTGCCATATAGAGCTGTTCTTGTGCAGCGCGTTTGGCGGCGGCCTGCTCGATTCTTACGGCGGACGTCGTAGCCAGACGCACTTTTTCTTCTTCCGAGAGCGCCATCTTTGCGACGGTCTTTTCCATGTCCCGAATTTCTTTGCTCGTGAGCCGGTCAAGATTACGGATGCGGCGGGCGATGCTCTTCTCCTGTGCCGCCGTGAGCGCGGCTGGATCTGCCTGCGGCGCGTTCTTCGCCATCTGTGCAGCCTTTGCCGCCTGCCATGCGCCCGAAATTCCCGCGCTGATTTTCGATACCGCCTGTATGCTCTTGTAGACAGCGACGACTTCCAAGCCCGTCTTTGCCAGCGCCTTGAGCTGTTCCTTGTTTTCCGCGACATATTTCGCGGCCTTCGACAGCCCTTCCAAGATGGGCGGGAAGACGTCGGAAGCGAGCGGCGCGAATACGGCGCCGCCGACATTTTTCAGTTGCCCCGCCTGCATTTCAAGCACTTTCATCTCTTGACTGATTCGGTGCATTTCTTCCGGGTCTATGCCGATGCTCTTGATTTTCGATGCATTCTCAGCCGCTTCCGCGTAATTCAAAAGTGTCTTCGTCAGAGACATGCCGCGCGCGCCGAGCGTATTCAGGATGAACTCTTGCCCGTAGCCCGCATCGGAGGCCTTCTTGTATCCTTCCGACAGGTTCTTCAGCTGCTCGTTCAGCGGCAGGAGCTTCCCCGTGCCGTCCTGCAACGATACGCCTACGGCATCGAGTACGGCACGCGCCTTTTCTCCCGCCTCGCTGTCCGACAACAAGGTTTTATCGAGGCGCATGAACGCCGAGCCGCAAGTCGACGCGTCTTCCCCCGTGATTTTCAATATCCGGGAAAATTCGCCCGCCTCAGCATAGGATATGTGCAGGCGGTTCGCCAGCTGATATGTGGATTCTCCGGCTTCAACCGCACCCGTAATGAGATTGGTTAGTCCAAAGCCTGTAGCCGCGATCTTCGCCATCGAGGACAAAGAGCCAATCAGCTTATCCACCTTTCCCGTCGTCCCTGTGAGCGCGTTGGAAAACTCGTTGACAGGATTTACAGAAAAGGTCTTTTCGATATCTCCTTGCGCTTTTTTCAGCCCCGAGCTCAAGCCCGATGCATCCGCACCGATCTTGATGACCATATCCGATATCGTTGCCATGCTCTATCCCCTCTCCGACAGTCCGAATTCCGCACGCAATATGCGGCGGTCTTCCTCCGCCTGTTTCTGCTTCTCCTGTTCCGTCACCCAAAGCGGATCGGCAATCGTTTCCGCGCCGATAGGCTTTTTGACGTGCGGCGAGATCAGCCACGCCGTGAAATACGCTTTTTTATAATCACGAGCCTTCTCGCGGCGCAAATAGCCGCGAATCAGGGCATCAAACTCATGCGGCTGCAAATCTTCAAACTCCCTCGGTTTCAAGTCGAGTTCGCCGTAGGCGATTTCTTCGGCTGCCTCGACCCATTCCCGAAAGGAGCCGACTACTTTCCCGCTTTCTTTTCTGCCGCCTCCTGCGGCTTCCCGAAAAGCCCTGTTTCCTGAATCGCTTTGATGATGTGTCCATTGACGACATCGAGATTCACGCCTGCTTCAAACGCCTCATCCAGAATCTCGTACGCTCTTTCTTCCGTGACGCCGAGACCGTATTGCAGACCTGCCACCGTCACATCAATGCTCATTCCCTCTACCATGTGGACGACGCCGCCCGCAAAAAGCGAGATCACCGATCTCCCGATCTTGCGCTCAAATGCCGCCAACGTCCGCATGGTAAAGCAAATCTCATACTGCTTCTCACCAAGGATGATCCACGCTGTCTTCTTCATGTTTTACACTCGCTTTCTTTCATCCAAGTCAAACTTTTGCCGTTGCGCCGCTAAAATGGCAAGCGCCTGCGAAAATGAACTAGCCGCCCATCGCGCAATGCAATCGACGGCATTCTCATCAGGGGGATCCCGCACCGCCGCTCGGGACACTCTGCAGCTCGCTGATAGGGCCATTGCCCTCGATCGTGACCTTCACGGTCGAGATCGCATCGTGGGCGTTGTCGTCGTTGTATGCGGTGATATAGCCCCACCCTGTACGATAACTACCATTCGGGTACGCGAGCTTGATGTTGACTTGCTTGCCCTGCGTAAAGCAGTAGTCGAGAATCTGCAGGGCTTCGTCGCTCTCGATCATCAGCCCGCTGTATTCGATCGACCAATCCTTCAGCCCTGGCACCTTCGCGCCCCATCCACCCGACGCCTTATGCGATGCATCGAGGGTGTTCGCCTTGCGCGAAAGCGGCGTGTTGCGCTGACCGCCAATCAGCACCCACACCGGTACAGCCGCCGTTCCTTTGTTGATATGGAGCATCGTGTCTTTGCCCGGAGACGCCGTCGCCTTGTTCGGGTTGTCCGGCAATTTCTTCAGTTCCTGTTCCGTCAACATAATTTCAGCCTCCTTATTTCTGCAAATCGGTCACGAGCGTCACGATGCCGTGATGCCCGCCCTCTGCTTCTTCAAATGTTTCCAAAAAGTCGATGTCGCAATCCATGACGCGAAATCCTTCAATGTGGAGCTTGTTCCAGTATTCCGTGAGCAGCGTCGAAACGTCGTTCATGATCTCATTGAGTTTTTTCCTCTGCTCTCTCGCCGCCCACACGTCAATCACGGTGGATATGCGCCAAATCAGGCAATCCTTCGTCCCGTTTGGCTTGAAAGTCGCGTCTCCCACCGTGATATACGGACGTTTCGCTTTGAGAGGAACCGCGCCGTGCACAGGGCAGTCCTGCCCCTTCTGCAGGAGTTTCACAAGAGCTTCATGATGGGCGACCATCGGTACTTCTCGTATCACTCTCATGGTTTCATCGCCCTCTCGATGCTCGCTTCAAGCCTTGCGCGTTCCTTCTCTATGGCAGGGCGCATGAACGGCTTCTTCGGCATCTTGCCCGTAAAGATCCAGCCGCGCACAAAGGATTCGTTGATTTTCAGCGCCAGTTTCTTCTTTGTCGGCGCCGTTATGCGCTCCATCGTGCCGAACTCCACGAGATGGGAATGCGGCGCTTCCGCCCGCACCTCGCCCGAGCACGTCGCCTCATCGAACGTCTGCTTGATTCCCTTGCGGAGATTGCCCGTCGCCCGAATCGGTGCGGCTCGGACGGCGGCGGCATGAACGGCCTCAATGCCTTCCTTCGTCGCTTTTCTGATAGCGGCTTGCGTTTTTTCGTCGTACTTTCTCACATCGACCATCACGCGAAAGACTTCTTCTCGGATATTTGCGTATATCCGAATTTCTCTAGCCACCCGCCTCAACCTCCTTCGTCGTAAGAATCAGCTCGCCAGGCTCGCTCGCATCCACATGCAGCACATAGTATTCGCATTCTTTGTGCCGCACCTTCCAGCCTTTTTCAATGCGCCGAGGACGTATGCGGATGCCTTGCGTGATCTCTGTCGCTACACTGCTTCCCATCGCATCCGACTGCGTGAAGCGCGGGCGCAAAAACTCTGCCCATGTCTCGCCTTCGGATTCGTAGCCGCGAGCAGCGCCAAATCCCGTGTCCGCACCGTATACGGGGCGCAAGATTTCGATGCGATGGCGCATTCTGTCCATCTGTATCACGGCGGTTCGCCTCCTCCATGGTGCTGCAGCTGCAGGATCATCGAGCGGATATGATACGGAAAGGACTGCCGATTATCGCCTCGGCAGTCCCTGTGCGTATACATCTCGTTGATGAGCGCGAAGCGCACGATGTCCGCCGTCGCCTCGAAGTCCGCCAGCTTGCAGCGCTCCTCAAAGTTGTCCACCGCATGGGCGAGGTACGCGTCCGCCGCCTTCATGCACTGGCGCAGGAAAGCGTCCTCAATGTCGAGGTCAATGCGCAGGTACGTCTTGACCTCATCGAGCGTGATCGCCATGGCGTCCCGCCTCCCTTACGGCAGCGTGACTTGCGCCAGCTTCACGGCATCCGTATCGTCGGCGACGACACCGAAGCGCTCCACGCAGCGCAAGGCCGTCGCGTACTTGTCGAAAAGGAAGTCCGTCGACACGGCGATTTCCACGCCTGCACGCTCGAAGAACGCCACATAGTCGGCGATGCTGCCGACATAGAACGGCACTTTCTTCGTTTCCGTCGAAAGCGTGCCGTTCGAGACGACGACAATCGGCTTGCCACGGAAGCGGTAGGTGTCGGGTGCGGCGACGTCAGGCACGAGAAGCGGACGCTTCTGTGCGTCTTCCAGCTCGGAGAGCCACTGGAAACCATCCTGATTCGTAACGATCCGCGCATTCGCATAGTAGGACGGGTCGAGGCTAACGTTCAGGATCTTCATAAAGCCCTTGGCGTCCGTCACCGCCGTCGGCGTGAGTTTCTTGAGGAGCTTCAGAATCTCGTCGTTTTCGGTGTTGACCGCCTTGCGTGCGAAACGCTGGCCGATGATCGCCGTGAGGTTCACATCGGCGTCGTCAAGGAGCTGGTTCGAGACGGGAATGATGTCGCCATAGTCCTTGATCTCGTACTTGAGCTGCCCGAAGTCGAAGTCCGACTGCTTGATGCTGTTCAGCTCCTCGAACGCCGTGAGCTTACCCGTCTCATCGCCGAGCGTCGGCATCTTGCCCGAGATGCTGTTGGCATGCTGGACATGCGTGAATTCCTTGAGCGCCGTGTACGCCTTGCGGTACTCGCGAATCTGACGCATCTGCTCTTCGGGCACGAGATAGCCGCCCTTGGCAGGAGTGCCTTCGGCCTGCCCGGGCGAACCGATCTGATTGACATAGCCGTGCTCCCCCTCCGTGAGCGTCCTGCCCAGCACGAGCTTGTTGAACACGCGATTTCGCATCACTGCATCGCTGACCTTGTTCTCCCCGACCGGTGCCGCCGTATGGGCGAAGTCCGTGAGTGCCGCCTTCTCCATCGCCAATGCCGCCTCATACCGACTGACAGCGTTCGTCAGTTCCCTGGCGTGCTTCGCAGCATCCTCGTACTTTTCCTCATGCTGCAGGTTCTCGACTTCGCGGCGCAGCTCGTCCACTGTCTTCTTGATTTCATCCGACTTTTTCATCTTAGATCATGGCTCCTTTCGCCAAGGCAAGGGCGATTTCCGCCCGCTGCCGCATTTCCTGTACTGCCAAAAGGCAGCGTTTTTCCTCTGCCGCTGCCTTTTGGCAGCACTCTTCTTCCGCAGCCCTTGCGGCAGGCGGCTCTTCCAGCGGCTTGACGTCGCTCACACGGCGCAAACCCTCGGGGATGTGCTGCATAAACTTTGTGCTTCCGACACAAGCTGCCATCTGCGATGCTTCCAAAAGTTCCACGGCAAAAAACTCCGCCGCTTCCTTCCCGGTCAGCCACGTTTCCTTGTTCACCATCTGATGGATTGTTTCTGCCGTCACGCCCGCCCGCGCCGCCTTGATATAGGCTTCTTCAAGCCCTCGCTGGATCGTATCGAGCACTTCTGCCGATTTTCGGAGGTCGTCGGCATTGCCGCCCGCGTATACGGCAGGCTTGTGGATCATCAAATAGGCGTTCGCGGGAATCTGCCGCCGATCCGCCGCGAAAAATACCTGCGTCGCGATCGAGCAGCACCAACCGTCGACAATCGCCGTCGTCCTGCCATCGTGCCGCGCGATCATGTTCGCCATAGCCACGCCTGCGGGCACGCTGCCGCCATCCGAATTGATGTAGATGGTCAGCGCCTTTCCCTTGAGGCTTTCGAGCTGACTTTTGATCTTGTCCGGCCACTGATAGCCCGTCGTGTTGTCGCACCACTCTTCCATGATACCGCCCATCTCATCGTCTACGATACTTCCCGACAGATAAAGCTCGGCGCTGTCGGGCGTTTCATTCCGTATCTCTATTGCCATTTCCTTCACCTCCCTTCATCATGTAGGCTTTCCCGATGTCTTCGAGCTTCACGTAGGAGCCGTTGACCATGTGGACATCACCGCCCTCGCACGGCGGACTGTCGAGCTTTGCCCGCGCCTCGTTCGGACTGTAGATCGCTGACTGTACCATCTTCTGCAGGATGTCCGCCTGCTGCGACGGGTCGCCACGCAGGATCACCCAGACATTAAATTTAAATCCCAAGCCCGCTTCCTGCTCTCGTTCCGTCAAGAGCTTTCGGTTCATCTCCTGCTCATAGAGCGAGACGTTGTAAAGGAGCGTGTTGACGTAGAATTGCAGGTTCTGCATGGCGCTGTTGTTGTAGCTCGACTTCGTGTAGTCGTTCAGATGATCGGGATTGACGCCGAAGGCGGCGGCGACTTGCAGCGCGGAGTATCGCTTGAGTTCGTAAAACTGCGCATCCGTCAGCTTCAAGTCCAGCGTTTCAATGTCCGTGCCAATCGGCAGACTAATCAAGCGGCGCGAATCCTGCCGCGCCTGCGCCTCGATGCGCCGCAGAAGCAAATCCTGACCTTCCTTGTTCAAGTCGCTCGCATACTTTACAACGGCATTCGCCGTCAGCCCCTTGCGGTAAAGCTCCGTCAAAAACTTCTGCGATGCCTTGTTGCCTGCCATATTTTCGGCGAGTATCTGCCGCACGGACTTTCCGACAAGCCCCGTATCGTCCGTCAGCCATGCGCGGACGTGCAGCATATCATCAGGCGCGATCCAATACTCCTTGCCCGTCCTTGGGTCGCTGTAGCGGTAGAAGTAGCGCCGCTCCGTATAGCTTCCCGTGTTGTTCAGCCACACTTGCACGAGACGCGGATCAAGCACGTGCAGAGCGCGAAGCTGCGACCGCTCGCGTTCAATCACCGCGTAGGCGTTGCCGTAGTGGTTGCGGTATCTCTCAAGCGTCGTGAAGAATTGCAGCGGCGTCATGATGCCGTTCGGTTCTACGGAGAGAACGCGCGTCGTCTCGTGCCGCATGACGCGGTTCTTCTCGCTGTCCATCAGATAGACGGGCATCTTCCCCAGCGATTCACCCAAGGTTTTGAGGCATGTGAAATAGGTGATTTCCGATATGTCTGCGCCTTCAGCAACAGAGCCGCCGCCGAAGAAAAAGTCATTCGCCTCCGACAGGGAAAAGCGCACGTCCGCCGCGTTTTTGAAGAATCCCTTGATACTGTTCAGCCATTTCAAGCCTCGTCACCCCCTTCTGCATCCGCCGTGACTTCCAGCCATGCGGCAAGCGCCGCCTGTGCATCTACTTTTCGCGCATGGCGCTTCAACAGCCATACCGCCCATGCGTCTATGACGGCGTCGCACGGGTCTATGCGCCGCGTTTGCGTCATCTTGTCAATCTTGATTTCGCCGAAGGAGTTCGGCGCCGATATGACCGCGTTGACCATGCTCCATGTGAGGAGCGCGTTCTGTCTGTCGTAGCGCACCTTCCCCGCCTCGACGGAAAGCCTGAAGTCCTGCGTCGCCTCGTTCAGCGTACGCGCCGCCTGCTTGACCTCTGTCAGGTCGCACGACAGGACTTCTTCCAAGTCGGCAAGGAACGTATTCGCATTGTGGTTGTCGTAGCCGCAGCCTGCGACGTCAAGCTCGTATTCCTCGATGAGCCGCTTGAGGTCGGCGACGATATGACGGTAATCCGTCTTGATGCCGTACATGCCGCTCGTGAGCGTCAAGAGCCCCGCGTCCTTCCATACGCCATAGGGCGCGTCGTCCGTGCGGATATGCTCCGCCAGCCGCCGCTCCGGCATGTAGCTGTGCGACCAAACATAGACTTCATCCTCCTCGTCGGGGAAGATGATCGCGATGCTCGTGAGGTCGCCGCCGCTCGACAGGTCGATGCCCAAATAGCACTCACGCCCCTGCATCGCGGCGAGCGTATCGTCCGTGCCGCACATGCGCCACGCTTCAAGATTGAGAAAAGCGCCGCCCGTGTACTCGACCCAGCAGTTGAGCGTCTTCGTCTGAAAGTTCGCCAGCTCCTCGTCCTGCTTCTCTTTCGCCTCGATTGCCTTTTCCGCCATACGCGCTATCATCTCGTCGTTGAGCGTGTCGTCCTCGTTCCAGAGGTTCAGAGGATTCGCCTTCGCCCAGTTCCGAGGCTCCCATATATCATCATCCTCATCCATCTCCGCGATGAAGATGAAGAGCGAATCCTTCTGCACATTGCCCGAAAGGACGCGCTTGCAGAACTGATAGTGCTTGTAGCAGGCGCCGTTGAGGTCAAAGCCCGCCGTCGTAATGGCGAGCGTCAGCGCGTTGTCCACGCGAATTTGACCGTCCTGCATGAGCTTGTACATCTGGTTTGTCGGATGGGCGTGATACTCGTCGACGACGGCGAGAATCGAGCGGAAGCCATCGGCAGATTTCGTATCTCTGCCGATGGCTTCTATTGTCGTGTTCGTCACAAGCGAGCGGATCTTGTGATCGTACTCGCGTATCTTGTACATCTCGTCGAGATCGGGATCTGAGCGGATGAACTTCTCGATTTCCTTCCATACGATGTTTGCCTGGTCTTGCTTCGTCGCCGTGCAGAAGATACGGCCATACTGATAGCCCGAAAACGTCGCGAAGTCATTGCACAGCTCACCCGCAAGGAAAGATTTGCCGTTTTGCCGCGCCATCTGGATGTACGCCTCACGGAAACGGCGCAGCTTCGTCCGCTTCTTGCGCCAGCCGAAGAGACTGCCGAGGATGAAGTTCTGGAAGCCGCGCGTTTTGAGCGACGTCGCCGCCGTGCCCTCGCCAATCGTCATGCGGTTGGCAAGCTCGATATGAAACTCCGCCTCCTTCGCGTCGAAGATGTAGGGAAAAGCTTTGTCCTCCATATCGTCCAAATGACGCTTGCAGGCTTGGTATTCCGCCCGCCCGCAAATCTTCTTGCCGCTGACGATGAGCTTTGCATATTCCGTCGTTCGATCCTTCATTCCGTCACCTCCATCATCGACCTTTGTTCAAGAAGCGAAGGAACTTGTTGACCGACTTCTCTTCCTCCGTCGGCACGATGAGCTTCAAGCGGTCGGTCGCAGCGAGTCCGAGCTTCGTCGAACACCTTTGAATCTGCGTCGCCGCCTCGCCCGCGATCTTGATGTAGGGCGACGGCATTTCCCCCTTCTTGCCCTCGACGGTCAGCCCGTTTTCCTTCAAAGCGCTGCTCGCCTGTACATAGCGGTCATAATTGTCCGCATAAATCGCCAATACGGCGAGGTCGAGATTGTCAAGGAGGCGAATCTTTCCCGCCTCTTGGACGACGCGCATATATTCTTCTTGGGCGAGCGGCGAAAGCCACGACGGCGCTCCCGCTTCGAGCTGGTCGCGGTCGAGCCTCAGCTTCTCTTCCTGTATTTTCCGATTGATTCTCTTCTCTTTGCCGATTTTTCCCGTCGATATGCCGACAATCTTGCGCGGCCTGCCGCCCATCGCCTCACCTCCTTTCATGTCCTCCTCTCGCGGACATCAGCCGCAAAGGTCAAAAATTTTTCATTTCTGGCATTTTTTCCGAAGTTGAGGCCGATTGCGGTACTATGTTCGCCGCTTCAAACTTTTTCGACCCTCCCCCCGGCATCAACATTTCCCGCCAATACCGCGAGAAGGCGCGACTGCATCTCCTTTTTCGTTTGCGGACTCTTATCATATGCATCATGGATCGCCTTGTGCGTGCGCACGGAAACATAAATCAGATTTCCCATGGAGAGTCTGAGGTCAGGGCGCTCGCCGACGGGATGGATATGATGCACGACAGAACCCGGCACAAGCCGCCCGCTCGCTTTTGCCAGCTCATCGGCATAGCCCGCACGAGCACGGACGGCGGCGACGACTGCCCGCCATTCGCGCGAATGGTAGAATCTCGCCCGGTCTTTGTCCCGCCGTTCCCTGTCGTACGCCTTATGACGCTTCGCTTGGCACGGGCAAGCCTCGCCCTGCTGCACCAGCCGCCCGCATGATGGACATATCCTCGTGAGCATGACGCATCTCCTTTCCGCGCATACAAAAAGGACACCGCCGCAGCAGTGTCCTCCGGGGTGTCGCCTCAGCTTGCCCCTGTGCCTGTGTACAATTTTCGATACTATCATTTTATCATGGATTTCCCGCGAATTTCGGAAGTAAATGACCCGTAAAAAGCACCGTTCCAACGGCGATAAAGTTATCCACAATCTTTTCACAAGTCGATTTCTTTGCCGTACAGTCGTTCCATTCCGGCGCGTGTAACCAGCCATACGCCGCCCGACTTGCGGCACTCCTCTTCCGTCAGCCTTGGCGCTCGACCTTGAATCCCCGTGCAGAGATGCTTGACGGACACCGCGCTTTTCTTCCAGCGTTCCGCAGCCTCTTGCGTCGTCATGATGTCCGTAAACTTCAGTAGAATCTCATGCTCAGCCATACCCCAACAACACCTCCGGAAATAAAGGACTTCACATTTTCCCAATCCCAATCAAGCAATATGATGAACGCCGCCACCGTGCAGGCAAAAGCTCCATCGAGCAATTTCCTTCGCGTAAGTTTCATTTGTCGTCCTTCCTTTCGTATGATATAATTGAAGAAGACAAGGGGCTTTCGCCCCTGCCTTCCCCGCCCTTACCGCTTGCGCTTCCTAGGCTTCTTGCGGTTGGGCGGCTTCTTTTTTGGCTTCATCGGGTTCGGTTCTTTCTCTCGGTACGTTATCCATATCTGGATGAGTACCAGAAGAGTTGTCACGAACCATTCGACGTCGCCTTTTTCAACCTCCATTTCATCCCCCCTTTCATGTTCTTATTATAACCTTTTTCGGTTAATATGTCAAGTGTTTTTGATTGTAAATCAAATCTTTTTTCGCCCGCAATCCTTGATATTTCTTGGCTTGCGGGCTTCTTTATTCAGAAGATAAGACGCGTCTGCAAAGGCTTTTCACATGTGCCGAACAACATCATCGCCATATCTCTGAGAGCCTTCCTGCCGCGCTCCTTCGCCCACTTTTCCGTATAGCCGACGTCATGCCCGGCTCGCTGCCAGGCATATCCGTCGACATACCGCCCGCGCACAAGACGCTCATCCTCAGCAGACAGGCACGCAAGCGCACGATCCACCGCCCGCAGCGTCCGTTCCATCTCCGCCTTGCGCTGGCGCATCACCTCGATGTCTGCCTCCGCCCACATGCGCCGCGCCGCTGCCGCCTCCGTCGCGGTCAGCTCCGCCGTGCCGCCCGTCGGCTCATTCCCATAGCGGGCGATGGCGACGGATTCGTCTTGGAGCGCAGCAGTCCGCGCCTCGATTTCTTCCGCAAGATTCTGCACGGCGACCTTCATTTTGTTGTACTGTCCCAGTATGCGCTTCGTCTCCTTTATGCAGTCGCCGTCTGTCACGCTGATGCCTCCTGTTCTAGCGTCCTCTTCATTTGTGTCCGAATCGGACAATGCAGATGTCACATATACGATTCAACGATGGTCGGATCGTCCATCGGCTGGCGGCATATTCTGCTCATGTCCTCCGGGATAGCCGCCCGCACCGCATCGAGCGTATCGCGGGCGATGTAGATTGCGGGCGACGCATACGGTGCCTTTACTCCATGTACCAAAATATGCGCCCGCGCTACATAGCTGTCTGGGATGTCCTTCGGCCGCTCGTATACGGTCACAATCATTACGATTCTGCTGCTGCGTCGCCCAAGATTGACCAGCCCGCGAAATTCATCATCCTTCAAGCCTGCTTCCATTTCATCCGTCCTTTCTCTCATCCGCCGCCTTCATTGCTTTTTCTTCGATGTATTCATTCAGATAGTGAATCTCGATGCCCTGCTGGATGGCAAATGCCTTTTCCGCTCGGCAGCCAATGGAATGATCCCATCCGGAGCAGAGAATCATTGCTTCGCAGCACGACAAGAGTTCCATCGCGTCGGCAAGGGCTATGTAGTAGTCCGTCTCTTTGCCGCCGAACATCCCCAAGGGATTGATAAAGCAAATGTCGGGATATTTCTTCTTCAGCGCCGCCCGGATTCGTTCGGCGTTCTCGCGGTTCTCTCCCTCGCGTCCCGTGAACGGGTGCGAAATGTAGTATCTCTTCATGCGACTGCTCCTTTCCATCTCATGCAAATAACGATTGCTCAGAAAACTGCTGATCTTCCGCCCGCCGCAAATTTTTCACGCTCTGCGCATAGTAGGAATCTTTCAGTTCAATTCCGATAGCACGCCGCCCCATTTTTATTGCCTGATAGGCTTCTGAACCAATGCCCATGAACGGCGTGAATACGATGTCCTCTGGATTCGTCCACATCGTGATCGCGCGCTCAATGACTTGCAGTTGAAGCGGTGCAATATGGCGCTCATCTTCGTTATCTCTGGCGCTGTCTTTTTGGAGCGTGTTCGATGGATTGATGTCGTGCCAAACACACTCCGCCCACTGCTGCCATTGTTTGACAGGAAATTCTTCTGCCGTGTGATGTACAGGCTTCGGATTGGTTCCGGGTTTGCGAAACGTCATGAGGTAGTCGGGAACTCCCATGCGCGACAGGCAGGAATCTTTCTTGACTTGTTTCCACAAAAGCCCGATCGCTTTCGTGCGCTGCATGGCGGTCACTGGATCCTTGCGGATGGTTACTCGCGGCGTGTGCATGACAAATCCCGCCCGCTCGAATATGCGCACAAGCGCTCCCGAGAAGTCGCGCAGCCCGATCACGCCATCGCGCTGTTTGCTGAGCGGCAAGTCCATGCAGTGGACGCTCATGCACCGTCCCGGCGTGAGTATTCTGTAAAGCTCCTTCGCCAAGAAGCGGAAATGACGAGCAAATTCCAAACTGCTGCGGCAATTCCCCATATCGCGATCGCTGTTGCTGTAGGTATACAGGCTTTCAAAGGGCGGCGAGAAGATGATGAAGTCCACGCTGCTCTCCGGGATGCCTCTTGCTACATCTACACAGTCTCCATGGTAAATGTACCACATCTTTCCGTGGTCTTGATCTAATACCTTAATGTTGGTCATTTTGTTCCCTCCTTATGCTGCTGACGATTTTAGCCATTCGGGCAATGTCATGATTTTCTGTGGATTGTACTTTTTTGTTTCTCGTGCCGTCGCTCGAATATTATCCTTCGTGATGTTTTGCGTCACCGCGATCATGCCGCGCAGCATCTCATGAAACTGCCGCTCTTTTCTCTCGATGTTCTCGACGACTGCTCCTTCCGTGTCCGCTGTGATAATCCGAACTTCGACGGTATTTTCCTGCCCGAATCTCCAACAACGACGCACCGATTGATAGTATTGCTCAAAGCTATCCGAGAGTCCAACGAACGCCATCTTGTGACAACGCTGAAAATTGAGTCCCATGCCGAAAATGAGCGGCTTGCTGATGAGGACTCGAATATTCCCTGCGGCAAAATCCACCGCCGCCCGCTCCTTGACTTCCGGCGAGTCACTTCCGCCGATCTCGACGGCTCCTGGGATGAGTTTCTTCAATGCTTCAGCTTCGCTGTTGAGATTGCACCATATCAGCCATTGGTTGGTGTCGTTGTTCACGATTTCGGCACATTTTTGCGCCCGATCTTGCACACTGTCCCTTCTTGCTTGCTGACGCTCCTTTAACGTGAGTGCCTCCACTGCGAAGAGGGATTCAGGCGGGCGCTCCGTGTGTACAGTGTGTTGCAATATATTAAGCGGCGGGAGGTTGTATCGTGCTCCATCATATCCAAGGTCTGATGGATTGGTGAGCATAACGCTCCAACTCGCCACCCACTGCCAAAAATCCCGCACGGCATGGCGTTTTAGTCGCCATTTGCTTGTATCGCCGCCATCATGGACGAAGAACGTGGCGAGCATCTCGCTTGACGACATCACGCCCAAAAATTCGCTATGGTTGCACAGTTCCATGAGATCGTTCGGCGCTGGCGTTGCTGTGCAGGCAAGTCGATAAGGAATCTGTCGGCAGCACTCAATGAGCTGCGTTCGGATTTTCCCCGCTTGTGCTTTCAGAATAGAGGATTCGTCCAGTACGATTCCGCGAAACTGCGAGAAGTCGAATCTCTCCATACGCTCATAGTTCGTAATATTGATGCCGCCTTTGACTACATCTTCCTGCGATTGACAATGGTTGACCGATATGCCGAACTTGCCGCCCTCGGATATGGTCTGCTTGCTCACGGCAAGCGGCGCGAGAATCAAGACGGTACCGCCGATATGCTGCGCCCATTCAAGCTGCATTAACGTTTTCCCGAGCCCCGTCCCTGCAAATATCGCCGCTTTTCCCTTTCGAAGCGCCCACAGTACGATGTCGCGCTGAAAGTCAAACAGGTTTCTATTTATGCAGATATTCGCAACATCAATGCCTGCGGCTGGTACGATGATCTCCTTGCGCCGCAAAAATTCTTCGTATTTATCCATCGTTGCCTCCTTGTATCTCATCAACAATCCGCCGTATCACATAATCAGCGCACGGCTGTGCCATGCCGTTGCCGATCGCCTTGTAGCGCGCCGCATCGCTGCCGCCCGCCGTATAACCATCGGGCAAGCCTTGCAGTCGCTCGCACTCTGTCGGCGTGAGTCGGCGCACCGTGGTTTCGGTGAGGACAATCTGCTGATCGTGCATACAGTTGAGTGCGCCTGCTTTTTCCTGTAAATGGGATTGATTCATCTGCCCGTTTCCGACGCACAGCACCAGATTTTCACTGCCGCCGCCTTGATTGCCGCCCGCCGCCCGCAATGTTGCTACTTGCCCGCTCTCGTACTCGCAAAACGACTTCGCTCCGTATATCTCTGCGACGGCATGGCGGTCGACCGTGTTCAGCGTGTAGCCTGTTTCCGCGAGGATGCCCTTCCCGTTGCCGCCGTTCTCGATCTTGCGGTCAATCGTGTTGCCTGCGATACAGTAGCTATGCACCACGGGCACTTGATTTCCGCCCGTTCCCATCCGTGCATTGAGCGTAGGGATAACGCCTTCTTTGACCGAGCGCATGACCTCATTCGCATGCGTCATGTCGTAGATAGCGACATGCTGCAGCTTCTCCGCCATCAGCGTTGGCGATAGTTCTTGCTCGTACCCGATGCTTCCAGCAGACGGCGCAGCCTTTCCAATAAAGCCCGCCGCCACCATGCCACCGATGACTGCCGTTCGAGTGCCTCTTTCAGCTCTGGCGGCAATTCCTTTCCGCGTTCTCTCGCACGCCGCAGGATTCCTTCGCACGCTTTCGGGCTCAAATAATATTTTGCCCGCACATCTTGTCGCGGTTCCAAAATCCGCGACAAGGAAGCTTCTGCGTCGACGTTGGGGCACTCCCCAATATTGAGCATCAAGAACGCGCCACGCGATATCACAGTTCGGCAGTTCTGCCATCCCTGCATTCGCCCATCTGTCATTTGGAGGCATTGGAATTTCGGTCTGTCCGACTTCTTCAAGCACTGCTCTAAAATCAGCGCCTTTGTTGCTGCTGAATGCACCGGGGACGTTCTCCCAAATAAAGAATCGCGGTTGTCCCCCCCCTCGTAGACATTCGCATTCGCCAAATAATGTCAACTGCTCGGCGAAATAAGCCGCTTCTTGCACCGTCCAATCCCTCCCTCTTGCCCGCGATAGATAAGTCCTGACACGGACTTCCTGCACAGATAATGTCCACGGGCGGGATCGCCGCCCCGTCAATCTTTGTGATATCGCCGAGCTGCTTGACCTCGGGGAAATGCCGTGCCGTCACCAAGCACGGGAACGGCTCGATCTCGCTTGCCCATACGGGCGTAACGCCCGCATGACGCGCCGCCAGCAGCCAGCCGCCGATGCCGTCAAACAGGCTACCGAGCGTCAGCTTCATCTTCTGCTTCCTCCACCAGTACCAGCAGCAGCGGCCCGCGCGATGTCATGCGTCGCCCGCCCTCGCGCCATTTTTTCTCACGCGCTTCCATGCGGCGCACCGCTACAGGGCACTTGCACCATTGGGCGGTTCTTCGGCTTACGCCCGCGAGCGCCGCGATTTCGTCAAGCGTCCCTTCGCCAATGTATTCTTCACCGCGATACGCGGCATAGATATTTCTATCCGGGCGATTTCCTGCTTTCTTCATCTCATCACGCTCCGATGTTCTGCGGTTCCGATTCGTCCTCTGCGTCTGCAAATGCAAGCTCCTGCTGTGCGCGATCGCCCATGATATACCGCCACGCCTCTTCTTGGAGCTTTTCAAGGTCATCCATCAGCTCCCCGCTCATGCAGAATGCCACATCCCCGTTCTCACCCGCATTCTCCGGGCGCACAGGCGTATTCAAGAGCAAGGGCGCTCGGCTGAATTCGAGCTTCTTCTGCGCCGTGAGCGTCACATATTGATTGTCGTCCGTATACGACCATGTGACGCCGCTGACCATGAAATCTTTCGCATTTTCTTTGTCGAACTCGCAAATATCCAACACATGCGGCACGAGCGCCACCATCGCCGCCAGCAGCTCATCGCGCGGCTTGTCCTTGCAGGTCAGCGTATGCGCATCCCAGTTCGTCGTCGAGCTTTGATATTCTTCCCATGCGAAATAGTAGATGCCTTTCTTGATTTTGACCTTCGTGACACGCTTATTCATGTTATCCCTCCTCGCGTCCAATATCTGCCATATCCTGCGCTACAATCTCCATAAACGTCTCGATGTATGCGGCTGCGGCTTGGAGATTCGCTTCTGCCTGCTCGGTGTCCGAAATGGCGGCGGCTCTCGCGGCGGCACCTTGATACCTTGCTTTGAGATTCTTCAGGTCTTCGTATACCGCTTGCATCGCATAGGCTTCGGCTTCCTGCTGGATGACGGGCGGCGATTTTTGCGACGGCTCGGCTATTGGTTCTGATGCCGCCCCGCCCACGTCCTGCTCTTCTTTAATCTCTGTCCGTTTCTTTGCCTTGGTTTCGGCGGCGTTTCCTGCCTTTTCCTGCACTTTTACTTCGCTCACGTCCTGGATGCTGACGGTGCCTTCTTCTTGGAGCTTGTCGGCGATCTGCTGCTGTCCTTCAGTCGACAGCCCCGAGGACTCGTAGGCGGCGCTTACGCCGATTTTCCCTTGTTCAAAGGCTTCCTGCAGGTCTGGATTCGTGAGATTCTTGGCGATGGCGGCATAGCGGGCGAGTTGTCCCGATGTCGTATGCAGCATCCGTGCTACGGTGTCGCGGACGCGGGCGCTGAATCTCCCTGCGGCTTTCATCTGCTTCAGGATATCCGTCGCCCGCTGTGCCTGCCGCATTTTCTCCGCGTCGGTGAGCGTGCGCGCCGTGCTGTTAG